GGCGCTCCTGTATTATTTTATTATTCTACAGCTTTAGCTGGTATGGGTAATAGTGCACAAACTACATCTCCTACTTCTGGAACTACTTCTTTTGATCCACAAATGGATGAAATTATAGAAGAAGCTTATGAAAGAACAGGAGTTTTAGGTACTAGAACAGGTTATCAATTAAGAAGTGCGAGAAGATCATTAAATATTTTATTTCAAGAATGGGCTAATAGAGGTGTTCATTTGTGGAAAATAAAATTAGCTAAAATACCTTTAGTAGAAGGACAAGCAGAATATAGTTATGCAACTGATTCACAAAATTTTCCAGATGATATTAATGAAGTATTAGAAGCTTACTATAGAAATAATTCAGACACAACTGCTCCAGTTGATGTTTCACTTACTAAAATAGATAGATCAGCTTATTCAAAAACACCAAATAAATTAACTAAAGGAACACCTTCTCAATATTATGTTGATAGAAATGTAAACCCTAGTGTTTTTTTATATGCTACACCAAGTTCAAGTGTATCGAATACAACTACTCCAAGTAGTTTTCAATTTTGTTTTTACTACATGTCAAAAATTCAAGACGTAGGTGGTTACTCAAATACATCAGATATTGTAAATAGATTTTATCCATGTATGATTTCTGGCCTTGCATATTATTTAAGTCAAAAAGTTTCTCCGGAAATGTCAGGAGAATTAGAACGAAGATATGAAAGTGAAATGTTAAGAGCACTTGATGCAGACAACCAAGGTACATCTAGTTTCATATCACCACAAACATTTTATGGGGATGGTGTATAATGGCTGGTTACGCAAGAGGTAAATATGCTTTAGCAATTTCTGATAGATCAGGAATGCAATTTAAATATTCTGAAATGGTTAGAGAATGGAATGGTTCTTTAGTTCATATTTCAGAGTTTGAAGCAAAGCAACCACAACTAGATCCTAAACCTGTAGGATCAGATCCACAAGCTTTATTTAACCCACGACCTAAACCAGCTTCTAAAGCTAGTTTAATTTTATTAAATAATAATCCTTTTGAAGTTATTAATTATAGTGGCAACACTTATGTAAATGTATTTTCATTTGATCATCAAAGAAAAGCTGCAAGTATAGTTAGACTAAGAGGACCTGCACAAGTAGTTTCGGCAGGACCTGGTGGAACTAATCCAGAGGATTTATTAAACTTACAATCGTTTGCTCCTATTAATAATATTGTTGGAGTAACAGACATAGATTCAGCAAGTGGTTTTACAATTGCATTAGGTAAAATAGATGCTAACGGAACAGTTACGGGAGCTACAACTAGTGATGTTTTAACCAATCCTATAAATTATTTTTATTTTCAAAGTACTAGCACTGCATCAACAAGTGGTGTAAAAGGTGGTGGAGCAAATTGTTCAGCGGGCCCAGTAACACTTGAGGTAGTAAACGGATAATGGCATATACTTTAGCAAACTTACAAACAGATATTAGAAGCTATACGGAAGTATCATCTAACGTACTTAGTGATTCAGTTTTATCTACAATTATTAAAAATTCAGAAAATAAAATTTATAGAGAAGTAGATTCTGACGAAGATAGACTTTATGCAACATCTAACATGGTAATTGGAAATAGATATGTAACAATTCCTGATGATTTAAGATTTATTAGATACGTACAATTAACTAATTCAAACGGAGATCAATTTTATTTAGAACAAAGAGATACAAGTTTTATGAGTGAATTTTATTCTACACCTAACTCTTCTGCTGTAGATATACCAAGATATTATGGAAATTGGGACACTGAATTTTGGGTTGTGGCTCCTACTCCAGATAAAGCTTACACAATTACATTAGGGTATAACAAAGAACCTACTAGTATTACCAATACAACTCAACCAACAGCTGCTCCAGCAGCTACAAATGGAACCTATTTATCTAATAAATATCAAGATGTTCTTTTATATGGATGTTTAGTAAATGCATATGGGTACTTGAAAGGTCCTCAAGATATGATACAATATTACAATCAAGCTTATGAAAAAGCATTGATGTCGTATGCGATTGAACAACAAGGTCGTAGACGCAGAGATGAATATGGTGATGGAGTTATTAGAACCGTATTACAATCTAAAAACCCATCAAGTAATAAATAAGGAGAAAATAATATGGCAAATATAATACCGTTCGCATTTAGAGGAGAACTCTTTTCGGGAACACATAACTTTGCAAACGGAGGAAACTCATTTAAAATAGCTTTGTACACGTCTAATCCATATAGTACTTCAAGCACAGTTTATTCTACTTCAAATGAAGTAAGTGCTTCTAATACTGGATACACAACAGCAGGAAAAGTTTTAGGCTCACAAGCAGTTGCTTCAGGAACTGCAGTAGCGTCTGTTGATTTTGCAGATTCTTCATTAGCTAATGCTACATTCACTGCAGCATTTGCAGCTATTTACAATGATACTAACGGAGATAAATTATGTGTTGTATTAGATTTTGGAGGAAACAAAACTGCTACTAATGGTACGTTTACAATTTCATTTCCTAATCCAAGTACACCGGCTAATGCAATTATAAGTATGGCGTAAGGATAAGATAAATGGCTTTAGTAATAAACGACAGAGTTAAAGTAAATTCTACCACAACAGGTACGGGTGCAATTACATTAGGAGCAACTCAAACCGGTTTTGATAGTTTTGGAGCAGCAATTGGAAATAATAATACAACTTATTATACAATTTTTAATCAAGGTACTAATGAGTTTGAAGTAGGATTAGGAACATTAAATGGTGATAGTTCTACATTAACTAGAACAACTGTTTTAACAAGTTCTAACTCTGATAATGCTGTTAATTTTTCTTCAGGTACAAAAGATGTATTTTGTACATTACCTGCAAGTAAGGCTGTTTATTTAGATGCTAATGGTGATGCTGTTGGTGTTCAAGGTGGAAACATTGAAACTTTAGGAAACACTTTTACTAATTGGAATAACGTTAATTCAAATACAACAACTACATTAGCCACAACAAGCAATGCTTTTTTAGCAGGAATAATAACAGTTAGTGCTAATGCAATATGGACTATTGGAGGCAATGGTACATTAACTATTATTTAAAAATAACAATAAAAACAGTTTGTTTTTATTATAAACGGAGATATAATAAATCATGGCAAGTCAAATAAAAGTAGATCAAATAGCAGGAGCAGCAGGAAATACAGTAACTATTCCAGCTGGTCAAACATTAGATGTTTTAGGAACTCTAGATATAGATGCGGGTACACTTGTATTACCTAATACAGTAGTAACTACAACAGGAACACAGACTTTAACAAACAAAACTTTAACTAATGTTATTTTAACTCCTACTGCAACAACAGCTGGTAAAATAGAATTTTTAGAAGGTACAAACAACGGTACAAATAAAGTAACATTAATTGGTCCAGCTTCATCAGCAGATGTTACAGTAACACTACCAGCAGCAACAGACACTTTAGTTGGAAAAGCTACAACAGACACACTTACAAACAAAACTTTAACAGCACCTAAGATTGGAACTTCAATTTTAGATACTAACGGCAACGAATTATTTTTATTAACTGCTACAGGTTCAGCGGTCAATGAACTAACATACGCTAATGCAGCTACAGGAAACAAACCATCATTCACTGCAACTGGTGGTGATACTAATATAGGTGTATCAATACAACCAAAAGGTTCTGGAACAGTTACTATCGATGCTTTAACTTTTCCTGCAGCAGACGGTTCCGCAGATCAAATTTTAACCACTAACGGCTCTGGAGTATTATCTTTTGTAGATAATTCTGGTGGAACATCATGGGCAGCAGTTAAGACTGGTAACTATACCGCTTCAGCGGGTGAAGGTGTATTTGCAAATACAACAAGTGGAGCATGGACTTTAACATTACCAGCAGGAACTTTAGGTGATGAAATATCTTTTATAGATTATGCAGGAACATTTGATTCTAATGCTTTAACTATTGCACCAAATGGATCAGAAAAAATTCAAGGTGTTGCAGCAAGTTTAACAGTTTCAGTGGAAAGGGCAGCTAACACTTTGGTCTATACAGATGGAACTCAAGGTTGGTTGTTAAAGAATAAATAG